TGGGCGGCACGTAGCACAGTCTAAGGTGCGAGTGCGACTGCCCTCAACTCTAGTTAATGAGTTGAAAGCTTTTTGGGTGAACCGCCGTCGAGATGCGGATCTCAAGGAGTTCAACCTGTCTGTGATTCGCTGCCGAAAGTTATGCAGCGAACTTGTACTCACATCTCATGAGTACACCGATGCTCTTTACTATGCACCTGTCATTGCGTATCGTGACTCGTGGGAGCTTCAGCAACAGGTTGGGAGAGTCGTGACAAATGATTATGTGCAGTTGAATGAGAAGCCCAAGTGGCTGTTAAAGATTATTGAGTATTTTCAAACTGCTTGTTCCAATAAGGTGGGCCTCGTTTATACGTGTTGGGCCCACTTTTCCACCATCCATGGGTGTTTGTTAGCCCCAATTTATGAGGAATTTTTGAAGAGATCCTCACCCACCGTCCGACATATTTTCATTTGGTGGGAGTTTGTGATGTATGTGTTGAAATATGGCCCCAAGGCCATTCCACTCAGGCTGACTGTCGCTCAACTGCATTATTATATGGCATCACAAAATATATGGATTGGTATTCTTCTACACATGCTGTGGAATTCGTTTTGGGCTTTTGTTACAATGAGGCAAATGATGAATGCCAGTTTGATCAACAACTTGGGATTTGTTGTCAACTGTTTGCGTTTGTATTTTCGAATTCTCCGACTATTTGGTCACCAGATGGCATTGACATTGTTTAAGTCGCCATCCAGCATGTGTTTGGCCAAAGTTCTATCTGGACCCCCTGTCAAGTGTCACAATTTGATTAACTCTGAGTGTGAGCCCCCTAAAGAGCTGAAACCAACAGCTCGGATTGGATTTAAGCCACCAGAAGACAGGTTGAGGAAGAAGGAAGATGATGCGTGCCCTGGTCAGGTCGCACAACTCGCCTTCGACACATGCGGTTATAAACCTGTTGTGTATGCGTCTAACTTGCACAATGAAAAGCAAGCATTGGATGCGCGTGTGTTGGCAGAAACGCCAGTTCCAGAAGGCTTCTACTGCGGGTGTAATCGTGCACGAAAGTGCAGAGAGTATCGTCGGTGCAAACGAGCTCGATTCAAACGGTTGGACGATTACTGTGGGTTTGTGAAAGGCAATTACCGAAAGTTGTTTCGAAATATTCACAAAGTCAAACCCTTAACTTTTGAGGCCTATTTGAGAGGCTCAAATGCATCCCCGAGTGTGAAGAAAATACTGCGAGAGACAAAAGCTGAGTTGCGCCGAGAAGGTATTGATCAGCATTCGCGGTTAACCGAAATCCAACTCCATCGCTGGACTAAGCGAAAATCCTTTGTGAAAGTGGAGAATAATTTATATCAGACTGAGTTGGGTTTGAAGAAAAAAGCGCCTCGTTTAATACAGGGCGCGCCCCCAGAGTTCATTGTTTTGGTGGGGCCTTGGATTGCGGCCTTGCAAATACGTTTGAAAAAACTCTGGGGAAGAAACAGTCCGCTGTGTTTTACCAGCGGCCTCAGTGCGCTTGAAATTGGTGAATACGCCGATTTGCCAGGGTGGAAGTACCTTGAAGATGATGTCAGCGCCTGGGACACCTCACTCCGAAAACAGTTGTGTGAGCTAGAGGTGTGGTTGTGCGAAAAATTTGGTGCACCCAGAGCAGTCATTGATCTCATGATTGCTAATCTTGACACACATGGAATAACAATGCATGGTTGGAGGTATCGTGTTGAAGGGACCCGTAAGAGTGGTGATCCATTCACATCTCTTTTCAATTCTGTCCATAATGCGTTGCTACATTTGTTCATTTATTGTGATGTGTGCGAAGTGCTGGTTGATCAGGCACTACTTGTTGTAAAGATGTTGGTCCAGGGAGATGATAATTTGTTAATGCATCGTCGACAAGTGAAAATTGATTGGGTGCAGGAGATGCGACGGCTAGGCTTCAAGAGTGAAGGAATTCCTCGGAAATCTCTGGATGAAGTCGAATTTTGTTCAGGCCGTTTCTACTGTACAAACAAGGGCTATTGCTATGGGCCCAAACCAGGAAAAGTTTTGGCCAAGTTTGGCTATGTAGTCAACCCCCCAAAGTGCACACGGGAAGGGTTGATGAGAGGTATTGCATTGGGTTTGCAAAAGCAAGTGAATTTCATTCCACCTCTTAAAAGCATTGTTGATCGAGTGTTACATCTCACAGAAGGGGTAACACCGGAGTTTTTATCAGAATGGCAACTCCGCGAGGCACATAAGGCTCGTCTCAATGAATTCCTGGATTCCACTGATGACGTGGACCATGCGTTGTATGTGCAGTACCAATGGGGACCCACCCAGCAAAAACAATGGGATCGAGAACTGGCAACTTTGAAGTTGGGTGATGTTTTAAACTCCCCACTCTCGACCCAATTGATTGACCGTGACACGTCAGGGCCCCAGCTTGTATTTGGTGGTTTTACAACCCCGAGTGCAACCTAATCCGCACAAGAATAGGTAATCCAAATTAAAAGGGCGTATCGAATAAAGATTCGAGGAAAGTGCCGTATCACCTCCCAGTATTTATTACTGGGTTTGGACCAACAACCATGCTATGTGGTTGCCACAGGGAGATAGACCCAAGGCGAGCCAGCTCATGCCATTTATAACCGAGCCAAGCCCGATGTTAGTTGTCGTTAACGCATTGGGAGAGTTCACTCTGCAGCTAGTATAAAGTTGTGACTGACTGTCGAAACGAAAGCATAGTCCCTCGTCACCCCCCGATTATTAAAAGTAGGGATGTGTAACAGGCCTCACGTGTTCATGACTGTGGTTAGCACTCCATCGTAGGTAATCCCTCTTGAGAGTGCAATCGTGGAGCAATTGACCACCTGACGTGACTGCCTTGTGACGGTATGCGTAGTTGTGAGTAGGTTTCGTTGATGCCGCCATGTCGATGTTAAAACGATTTCAGCGTAAGGCAACGCAAAATGCCAACCAAAGAGGTGCCTCCTTAGCTCGCGCAACCGCGAAGCTGGAAAGAGCACTTGGAATGGCTCCCAGAGCTCCCCGTCGCCAACGGAGGATGCGAGGAGCCAATCCGCACGGACCGAATGTTATGCGTCGTCCGCGTGGAATGCCCGGCCAACAGATTGGCAGGGGCGGTGATACTGTTACCACCCGATCAACATCCCGGCGTGGACAGGTTTTGGAGGAGGACGAGTACATTGGTGAAGTCAATGGCTCAGTTGCTTTTGCGACCACGCAATATGCAATCAATCCTGGTCAGGCTGCCACTTTTCCCTGGGGCAGCCAGATTGCTGCATTGTATGAGGAGTATGAGTTCGAGTATTTGGAATTCTACTACACTGCGGAGGTGTCTCAGTACGCCACGCAGGGTCAGACTGGCGTTGTGCTCCTGTCTGCTGATTACGATTCTTCCGATGCTCCACCTGCTACGAAGCAGCGTGTAGAGGATACGGACCCTCACACCACCCCAGCGCTTCCTTCCACCAAGCTAATTCGGCTTGTGATGGATTGTGCCCAAATGAAGCGTAATCTTGGCAAGTATGTTCGTCCGGGAGCACAACCGGTGAACACCGATATCAAGACTTATGATAGCGGGAATTTGTTTGTTAGTACTCAGGGCCAAACGAATACGACAAACATTGGTGAACTCCATGTGCGCTATCGAGTCCGCCTGAGCAAGCCGGTGCTTGAAAGCTCAGGTGGCGCACTTGGCCAACCCGGTTCGCAGTTGTTACTTACCTCCGCACTAGCCGGAGAGACTGCTGCCGCCACGACAGTGGCAGGATTGTGTTTTGCATCAGCAACCAATCCTGTGGTTGTGCAGAATTCCATTGGAGCGACCTTTGCTTCAACGGGTCTGGTCACATTGCCCGCGGGTACCTACTTGATTGAAGCAGGTAACACGTGTGTGGGGTCTGCTGCGGCCCCATCTGCACTCGGTTTGAGTTTGGTGCAGAGCTCTACGCTGACTAATTACCTCCAGACGAATGCTACAACTAGCACTGCTGGAAGTGGGTCAACGTATTCTTTACAGCCGCGAACTTTGAGTATCAACTCGTTCGTGTTGAACACCTCAGTTGCAGGAAGTGCTGTGATTGGGCTCGCTGCATATGATACGTATGCTAGTGGGTCTGCGACCAACAATGCTTGGTTGCGGGTGACTTTGTTGTGAGAGGGTGGGTCAGTGCCACCGCCTCCCAACCCACCGGTGAGTCAAATGAGTACCCTTTATTTGAATGGGAGCAGCTTTGCTAACGGGGACACAAACCCGTTTCAAAATGCAAATGTTTCTGGCAATTCAACCCTTGCCTACTCTATTTCAGGAAATCAGATTTCTTTTCCTGGAATTTCTTCTGGCCAATTGTTAATCAGTTATTCCGTGCAAGAGATAACTGGATTCATGCAAAATTATATTTGCACAATTGGTGCTGTTTCAGGTTGCAGTATGAACAGCACACCCTATAATCCATTGGGTGCCATTCCTGGTCCGTCCTATTTGGGCGGAGCGGCGGTAGCAACCGTGAGTTCCACACCAACAGTGAGTGTGTCATTTAACACCTCGGGAAACATATCAACTGCTGTTTGGGCATTGTATGTTGTGTGGATCCCAGGAACTTTTTAGGATGCGTTAAGAGTGCATCTGCGCGACCAACATCACCCTTGTGGTGCCACCTGAGTGTGGTGGTGATTGTTGGTTGGTTATCGGGGGCCAGTTCATGCCCTTAAACCGAACCAGTGCTTCCCTACCCGTGGCATGCAGACGTTAGATGGTCGTTCTGCATGTGGGGCTATGCCTAAGGGTGCCCGCGGGCACGAGAACAAACATCCGAGTGCAGTGTATCGTTGAGTGATTGGAAACGGGTAGAATACCTATGTTTACCTTTCGGACCGACACTGCGAAAGAAATGGTTGGGATTACAATAGCTGAATGCGCTAAGGGCCGGTATAAATAATCCGGTGAAATGTGACTAGTTACCAGGAGCGCGCGAGACGACGTCGTAAGGTCGATTCCGAGGAAGGACACGTTAAAAGAGGCTGAATATCCGAGCGGCCTCCTCCACGTGGTGGGTGGTGTGTCTTAGGTTGAAAATCCAGCTAGTGTGCTGGTATAAACAGGGGTTTGGACCTTGTACCGATAGTGGTTTTACTTGTTGAGATGAATTGGATTCCTCCGAGTAGACGTTTGCAGGAACAGTGGGCCCTGCATCCTTGCCGCCGTGGAGAACACGTTGCAATCGGCCGAGCAATCTCGATCTCAGATCGGGGGGGGAGCTCGTAACCGCCCTATTTCAC